ATGGTTTTACCGCAGACGTTGATGGGGACAATTCTAGACGAATTGAATGTCTACTCTCGCACAGAGCAGGACCCTGACCCGTTCACTAAGAATAGGCTGCGCCGCGAGATAAAAAAGCTGGCTAATGTCGACCTCGTTGGGTCGATGCTATGCGAAGCAATCCTGTATACGCTCGAAAGAAACTATGTCGGGGTTGTGTCGAAGTTCAAAAGGATTTTGGAACTTTCGCCTAACGATGAAGATATGCACGAGAACTTTGCGAATTCCCTTAGCAGACTTCACAGACTAAACGAAGCTCAAGTCGAATACATGAAGGCAATGCGCTTAACTCGGGTATCGGAAAGCCTGCTAAGAGAAGTGGCGAACAACGCGCAAATCACTTTCAAGCTTGACGATCTTGAAGAAGCTGTTGAACTTTTCGCTAAAGCGACCGGGAAAACAGATTATTCAGGCATGCCCGAGGTTCGATCTGGCCTTAAACTAATAAATCTTTTCGATTGGCACGAAATAGATTATCAAGATGCAAATAAATTTTATTCTGCGGCTGAAGTAGTCTGCATCGAACACGGAATGTCGATTCATGATGGCCAGTTCAGACACACTGGAGCTTTTGGCGGATCTACTCTCACGTTTTATGCGGGCATCGACGCATCTGCTGATCTGATTGCAGACATGAATTTCGCGTTGTGCGACAAGATTGTTGACGACGGTCTCTCCCCGCTGATGGCAGATCTGTCTTTCGTATTCGTCGCATCTGAAAAAGCGGAAGAGGTCGCCAAGGAGGAACATCATGCCTATAACGTCTGAATGTTTTCTTACTTGGTGCACCAATCTTTTGAAGCAGCAGGACCTTGGCGAATTTGACTATAGAACGATCGTTAGCAGATCTTATTATAGCGCTTACCATGCGACCTTATCATTCGCCGAACAAACTCTTGAGCTGCCTATAAGCAACATAAAAGGCTCCACCCACCTTAAACTCTCTGAGTCTCTTGCAGACTTTATTTGCGAAAACAAAGATAGAGAGAAAATCATTCGGAGAATTGGAGCTAGAATCAACGCGCTCCATACCCTACGCATTAGAGCCGATTACTATTTGGACGATACATTGTCTGAAAGAGATGCAGTGGGCCTCGTGAAGAACACGACAGAATTGCTTAGCATTATAAGTTCCATCGAACGAGAACTTGCAGCATAGGAGTCTAAACCTCCACTGATGTCTGATATCTGTTTTTCGTTACCGCAAGCGACGGTCACTGCGCCATCGTTTTTATATACGCCTGACAAGCCTGCAACGCGATCAGTCCTCGATCACCGGTGTCGGTGATGGCGATAATTCGTTGAGCATGCGCCGGGTCAAGTCGGGCTCGTACGGTTGCATGATCCACGCCGCCGGCTCCGGAGGCTTTTGGCACGTCACAGCCACCGGCTGAATCCGCGTCGATGAGGACTGACAGCCGCAGATCAGCAGTGGCAAGGCGATCACGCAAGCGATCTTGGTCACGTTGGGCATCGCTCAATTTCCTGTAATGGGTTTGCTCACTGGCCGCCAGCTTCTGCTCGATCGCCAGCCGCTTGTCCTGCTCGGCCTTCTGCGCCTCGGCGCCGGCCGTGGCAAGTTGGTTCAGCGTCTCGCCGTTGAGCATGGCCTGCTCGGCGATCTGCCGGCCGTAGCGCCAGTCCTGAAGCTGCCAGGCGCTGCCGAAGCCGGCGAGCGCCAGCGCCAGTACTCCGACCAAACGCCACGGCACGGTCATCACGGCACATCCTTGAAGAAGACGTGCCCGCCCAACTTCAGCGTCTGCGTAGCCTTTGCCGCCCAAGTCGGTGACTTGATGCTGGTTGCGTAATAGTGGGTGGCGCCGCCGGTTGGGTCAGGCACCTTTCCGTCGATCACCTGGTCAGCAGCGATTCGGCACTGCGCCAGCTCGCGGAACGGGATCTGCTTCACGCCGATCAGGAATTGATAGTTTGGGTCGTTCTTGTTCCAGCAGCTGAACTGGTACGGCTTCTGGCACACGCCCGCGTAACCTTCACCCCACCACGACTTTTCCTTTCCATCGAACACGCGGTTGCGGATCGTCCAAGCCACGGCGATTTGCCCCGCCGTTCCTTCGCCGCGCGCCTCGCCCCACAGTGTGCGTGCGAGGATGTCTCGGTCTTTCTCGGTTACTGGCATCACTTTTCTCCAGGCAAAAAAATACCCGCGTAATTGCGGGCTCGGGTACAGATCAACTCAACTGGGCTGGACAGGCCAAACAATGTTGTCGGGATAACCTGGCTCATCAGGTTGGCGGTTTAGCGCGACCCGGTATTTCTTCCATGCCTTGAGCAGCGCGACTTCCACTTCAGTGGCATCATCGATGTCAACGGCGTCCTGCAGCGGCGCGATAGCCTTGTCCGCAATCTCCCGACGCCGAGAGTTTTCCGCGATCACATCAGCAAGATGCTGGGCAGCAACTGCTGCTTCCTTTGCGGCTTTCGTGATCAGCTGTGACCAATCAATATTCATGCTTCCACATCTCCTTCTGATACAGCCAAAGACTCCACAGATGCCGGCAAAGGTTTAGGCAAGAACACTGGGCCGTTCCGAACATTGAATAGCGGCGCAGGAAATGCCTGTTCAGGGCTGTAGTTGGCTGGCAGAGGAAGAATCAGCGTTAATTCCAATTCCTGTCCCGTTCTGTTCACCTGACCAACAAACCATTCGGAATTGATGGCCGACGCAGGAAGGGTGTCGCCGTCGACCATTCTTGAAAAATCGAACGCTTCGCCATTGATGCTCAAAACGTCACCCGACACTGACACAGCAAGAGAGTCATCGCGGCGCTGCGGAGAAAGATTGATGTTCATTAGAACCAGCGCCCCCAGGCACGCATGATAAAAGTAGTGTCTTGCGTGTAAGAAACCACGCTGAGTATTACGAACTCGACAGCCGAGTTTGTCTGGCTGACAGCTCTGTTGACCCCCCAAATGATTTGTCCATTGGCGATAGGCATGCAGATGCTGAAGGGTGTTCCGCCCACAAACGGAGCGGGATACGTCCAGAGGCCGGTAAAACCATAGAACAGAGACCCGATTCCTGATGTAACAGCAAATGGGTTTTTCGGGATCGTCGCCTCGCAGTACATCCGTCCGTCCGCGTATTTGGTATAGCGACCGTTGCTGTTGACGCCGGTTTCGAAGATGGCGCCTGTTGGAACTCCCCCGACCTGACTCACCGGGCCAATCGCGGCGGCCCCCATAGACGTCTTGCCTGTTCCGCCCTGTGCCAATGTCAACAGTTTGGTGAGGCCGTTCAGCTCTGTGATGTCCGAGTTCTGCCCGCTTTTGGCGGCAATAAGAGTTCCTCTAGCCACCGTAGCGTTCGGGTCATCAACTATCGTTTTCATGAAATCCGAGAAGCCAAGCCCGGTAAGAGCATCCCCTGAATTACCGCCTCCAGTACCTCCCTTTTCCAACGGCAAAATGTCGTAGTTGCCTGTGGTGCCCAGCGCCGCCAGCTTATCGCCGTAGTCGTTAAGGATCGATCGCACCTGGTCAGCTAAATCTTTCTGATAACCCTGTACCGGCATGATTGAGTAGATGCCGCCGGTCGCTGTCAGGCCTTCATAGTTCGGCGTGATCGACAGAGCGGTGTTGCTCGCGATGTTGGTCACCTCGTACCAACGACCGTCAGGGCCGCGAAACCCGTCGCCGACCCGGCTGTTGGCAATGAAAGCAGTGCCTGTGCCGGTGACCGCATTGGAATTTTGGGTGACAGAAACCGTTCCCGTCTTGTACCAGGGCATGGAATGCATCCTATAAATGGGTTATGCGGCTTGTTTTGCGAACACTGCCGGCAGGAAGAAAGCGAAGGGGTTTGATGCCGCAATTGTGATGGCGTAGAGCGTTCCGTTCGGGAAGTCCCACCAGCAATAAAGATCGCGAGGGATAGCGCTTCCAGAAGTCATTGGCATGCCGAAGGTGTTCAGCAGCATGAATTCGTTTTCGGGAAAGTTGAACGGAACGCTATAGAAGATCCGCGTCAGGCCTTGAGGGGTTGTGTCGTAGCGAACATATGTCCAGTTCTGGAATGCTCTGGTAAACGTTGCGTTCGGGGTGCCGGAATCAAACAGCAGCTTGCCGGCGCCATCCCACAAGCGCATCCCGTACTGAGCGATAGGCTGAGCACCAAACGCGGCTACAAAATAACGCCCGTTCAAGCCAGCAGTGTTCACGTCGTACGCCCTTACGTAAAAGCCTGTCCAGTTACCTGCAGAGCCGAGAAGACTCATGCGGCAAAGTCCCGCCACTCCGTTGATAGTGTCCGGTCGTACGAATACAAGCGGTGGCTCTTGGGATGTGACCGGCCGCGCGAACGTGGTAACCGATCCAAGCCCAGACTCTTGGTTCGGTGCGTATCGCCCTGAAGCGATGACCATCAGTCGTGCAAACTCTGAATCCAAAGTCACGACGTTATTGTTGTTTGTGAACTGAACGCCGTAGCTCATCAGCTCCACCTCATTACTATCAAGCGCATGGTTCCAGACGACGTGGTGCTCGCCGCGTACGTCCGGGTGTAGTTGTAGACGCGGACGACTCCGTCGAGCATCTCGGTTTCGAACTGCATCTGATTCTGCGAATAGGTACCGACCGGAATGACGATTGCCGTTCCGTTGCCAGGGCCTACGCCGGGAACGGCGAAATCCTGCGTTCCTTTGCTGGCTCCAAGCGCGAAGGTCACTTGTACTGAAAGCACGACGCGAATCGTGAATGAGTTCTCATCCAGCTGGAGCGCCCCATCGGCGCCCCATATCCTTATGCCGAAGCTCATGCGTTCAAGTTCCCCCACTGATAGCGCTTCACGCCGTTCTCGTCGAACACTTTGCCGCCGTTGTTGTTGATGACTTGGCGAGCGCCACCACCCAGCGGGCTGTTCAACTCGAAGTTACCGGCCTTGTCGATGCGCCAGCCCTGAACACCTGCGATGTAATTGTCTGACTGGATGAAGAAACCGATCTTGGCGTTTCCGATCGAGGCGTCCTGAATGAACGCCGAATTCATGAACACCTGCCCGCCCTGCACTGCGAACGGCACCGCGATCGCACCGCCGGCAATGGTGTTGACGATCGCGAAGCGGTCTGCGCTCACCAGGAACTGGCTCTGCAATCCGGCACCGGTGTTCTCGATGCCGAGTCCTATGCCGGCTGCGACGTACTGCCCATTCGCCGTGACCTGCATCTTCACCGACCACATCGTGCTCAGCTTGCCGGCGGTGTCCGCATAGGCGTTCGATGTCTGCTGAATGGCTGCCGAGTTTTGCCCGACGGAAGCATTCAACTGCTCGATTTTCGTCGCAGCCGCGGACTCGTTCGTGGCCACCACCTCTTCCAGTTCGGTGATGTTCGCCGCGTTCTCTCCGATTTTTGCGTCGAAGGTTGTTATGCGCCTTGCCGTTGCCTCGTTCTCGGAGGCTCGAACCTTCGATTCAGAAGCGATTGCCGCCGTGCTGGTGTAGCTCTTGATCGCGTCCGCGAGATCGCCAGCGCCGTCATCGTCTCGGGAGGAGGCGCGAAGAGCTTCGAAGGCCGTGGCTTGAGCAGTAACGACGCCGTCGATCTCGATGATCTCGGCGGTGTTGGTCGCCACCTGCTGGGCAAGACCGTTCGCCGTCTCCACTGTCTGCCCAACGTCGAGCCAGTAGAGCGGATTAGGCGGCGGGGTTCCAACCGGTACCGGGCCGGTGGCTTGGTAGATCCGCTTGCCCTGCACCACCAGTTCGTATTCTTCATAGGTGTCGTCCGGGTCGTAGCCTTTCAGCCCATCGAGCGCGTCGATCTGCTCCTGCAGCCCTGGGATCAGATCTATTTTGTCGACGATGTCCTGCCCGAGCTCGGTCTCTCCGATCTGCCCTTTGATCAGTTCAAGGATAGGACCGGCGTTGGAGCTGGCCTGCCCCATCACGCCAATCCCTTCTGGGTACCACGGACCGACGTTGCCGGTACGGTCCACCAGCCGCGCCCAGAAGAAGAACGTGGCGCCCGCCAGCAGGCTTTGCATGCTGTAGTCGCTCTGCGGGTAGGCCAAATCAGCAAGCTTCGTCGCAGCTTCTCGAGACGGCGAGGGGCCATACCAGATCTCGGTGCGCTGTGTGTCTTCTGCGCCAGCGGGGAAACCCCACTTCAGTTCAATCCCGAAGAGCAGAGATGTCGCAGTCAGGTGTGTGACCGCCGGCGGCAAGCCGGTTTTGCCCAGCAGGTCCGTCAGCACCGAGTTGGTCGGCACCGACGAGACATTCATGGCGCTGACCGCGCGAACCCGCGCCAGATACTGTCCTGAATAGATCCCGCGAACATCGACCATCAGCTCACCGGTACGCGGAACCTTGATCCACTCTCGAGCGCCCCACCGCCATTCGACGTCATAGCCCACCGCGCCTGGTGCGGCGTCCCATGCGATGCTCATGCTGGTGACGGCAATGCCCTGCTCAACCACCACGTTCTGGCTGATCAGCACTCGCGCCGGGGCCTCTTGTGTGCCGATCGGGATGCCACTGATTGGGCGGGTATCAACGACGGCACCGTTGTCGATGAACGGGAACTTGCTCGGCTCATGCTGGATGACCTCGAGCTGATACTGGTGCCACTCAGGACGCGTAACGTTGCGGACGTAGAACTGCATCACCTTCAGGTCGTCGAAGTCGATCACCCAGCCGCACTCCGGCTCTGGCACTTCGCTGTAATTCGCGGCCACGGTGACGGCCCGGCCGTTGACCGAGCTGATTACCCGCGCTTCGGACTTGCCGCTGGGCAGGTTGAGGTAGAGCCTGGCGCCCGACGGAATCGTCAGATCGCGATCGAGGGTGATAACGCGTCCGGCCGCAGAAGATACTCGCCCGCCATTCGCCCGCCCCGCCAGCATCGGATCGCCAACGGAAATGATTTGGCCGGGCTTGGGAATGCCGCCATCAAGTCCCACACGAAACGTCGCGCCCCTTGTCTGCAACTGCTCGGTTACCAGCGCCCACTGGCCCGCGCGTTGCGCCTGGCCAAGAGACGTGCACCCGAACGCGTCCACGCTGAGTTCGCGAACGGAGCCGAGCTCACTCATCGCTTCGTTATCGAATACCGGCTCCTTGTCGGTTTCGAAGCCCTGCGCCGGATTGTCCCAGGACACCATTGCCGTGGTGTGGCGATCGCGCCAGCGGGTGCCGTCGTATTTGATGGCGCCGTTGTTGAGGATCTGCGAAGGGCTGTAGCTGAACACGGGGTCGCCGGGCATATCCGCATTGACGACGATTTGGCTACCGTCCCAGTAGGCCATGCCGTGAAAAATCGAAGCCAAGTCCTGCAGCACTGCGTAGGCTTCGGCCTGCTTTTGGAAATACAGGTTGCAGGTGAAACGCGGCTCCTGCCCGCCCTTCCCGTCCGGCACCATCTGGTCGCAGTACTGCGCGATCCGGTACAGCGACCAGCGATCAACCATCGTCGCGTCGATGCGCTCACCGAGGCCGTAATACGGATGCAGCACCAAGTCGTAGAAAACCCAGGCTGGGTTGTTGGTGTACGCCTCTTTGAAGGTACCGTCCCAGATACCGCTGCTGGTACCGGTGCCGCCAGTGGCATAGGTACGCGTGACCGGGTCATAGTTCGAAGGCACGCGCACGATGCGGCCGCGCATCAGCACGGCGATTTTTGCGATATCGCCGCCGAACTGCTGGGCGTCGTACTCAATACAGCCGACGGACGTGAGCGGGTATTCCTGATCACTGTCGACCAGTTCGGCGACAGCCTCGATGAACATGCTGTCCTGCACCAGCGAACTGTTGGCCTCCGGCGTCAGGCGGCGGGCGCGCAGAGTCCAGCTGGTGCCGTCCGGCAGCTCGATCCGGTGGGAGCGCTCGTATTTGGTGACGTTCTTGCGATCGACGAACGAGGTCAGCACCGTCACGTAGGGACCGTTGTCGGTTGAAACATCGATGGCGTAGTCGATCCGCACACCGTTGATGTTGCCGCTGGCGTCCTGAGATTGAAGCGTCGGCCAGCTCAGGCGCACGCGCGCGGCGTCGATCATGGAGTTGTTGATGCTGTACAGCCAAGGCGTCGACGTGCGCAGCTCTTGCCCGACGGCTATTTCATTGCTCGACTCGGTGACCCCCGCCAAGCGCTCTTGGTGAAGCTCGCCGGAGCGGAACTGCCATTTAACGCCGGGGTAATTGATCGTCCCGTCTTGCGCCTGGATCGGCGTCCCGTCCAGCCGCACGGAGCGCAGGCCGTCGACCGGCCCAACAATCGGGCCCCAGCTCCAGATGTACACCAGCCGGGCGGTGGCCAGCGACGGAACGCTGTTGGACGCAATGCTTGGCTGCTTTGGCTTGGACTGCCCGCCTTTGCTGCCAGTGACAGAGCGTCGCTTTCTCGGCGCCGTGCGCGAAGACTTCTTTGCTGCTGCGCTCATGCGCCCTCCATAATGCAAAAACCCGCCGAAGCGGGTTGAGTGGTACTTGATGCTTGAATTAAGTGAAGTCCGAATCAGCTTTTGATTCAGCGGCCCCTTTGATATACAGGCAGACCAAGAACAGGAGCGTGGCCACCATGACGGTAGAATTTTTTATCCACCCCACTGATAAAGACGGGGAGCCACTGGCCGGCAGTGATGTTTGGGTGGTGCAAGAACTGGACTACGTACACTGCATTTGCACAAATCCAGAAACAGCAAAAGTAATGTTGGCCGGAATAAAACAGGCACATTCTGTAAAGGAAGGTTTGCGCAAGGAAAGAGAAAAAGAGGTTGTTTACTCCAAGAATAATGAGACCGTAACAACGAGATCATCCCTTGCCGAGAAAGTCGTAAAGCCCTGGAAAGGGGTAGTCAAATCCACTACGCCAATACCAAAACCCGCACAGACACCCGAAAGCCCGGCTGATGCGATGGCTAATTCGACTTCGACACAATCTTCCAAGCCAACACCGCCCTGAACAAAACTGAATGACAGTTCAAAGAATGTCCTGGGTGTAAATGCCCCCGGACTCAACGGCGCCGCCGATCTCACGCTCGCCGTACAACAGCGGATAAGGATTCCCCTGGGCGATCGTGGTCACCGCCGAGCCGAAGCCATAGCTTGGATTGTTGCCGTCTTCGTTCTTGTCGGCGGTGTTGGCTTTGGTAGTCGGTGACAGCATCTGCACTACGCCGCCCAAGCCGATCGCCGCACCGGTGGCGAGTAGCCCCATGCCGAGCGCGGAGGTGGTGCCGCCGGTGAACAAGCCGGCCACGATCAGCGCCACACCCAAGATCGTTTGGAACACACCGGCCGACTTGCTGCCCTGAATGATCGGCATGATGCGGATAACTTTCGCGCCAGCACCGCGCAAGTCGAGCTCCTCTTCGCCAATGTTTCGTTCGTCGAGGAACACGGCAAACACCAGCCCTCGCTCCTCGGCAGTACGCAGAAACTTTTCGAACCCCGGCTTCATTTGGCAGAGCGCGCTCATCGCGTCCCGGAACCCGAAGAGATCTAGCCGGTACTCGCGGCCGAAGCGCTTGCCCAGAACGCCGCCGAGTTTGATGGTCGTCATGGTCATGGTCGGTAGTCTCTGTGTCGCAGGATCAGTTTTACGCGGTTGGCCATGGACCACCCGTAAACCTCTCGGCTGGAGAGCCGGCCAGGCATGTGGTGATAAATGAATGGGCCTGACCCGCCGAGCGCCGGCGCTTGCTCGCTGGCAAAGTGCGGGTTATCACCGAGATAGATGGCGGCATGGTTAGGGTGAAAACACGGTCGCCCGATCGTCGGCACCTGCAGCACCAGCATGTCGCCGCGCCGCGCCTCTTCAACTTCGTAAAAGCCTGCGGCCTTGAAGTTGTCCTCGTACAGGCTCGGCCCCTTCTCGTCTTCCCACCAAAGGTCGTGGCGTTCGAAATTCGGAAGCTGCAGCCCGCCCTCGCGCGCGTACCAGTCGCGGCAGGCACCCCAGCAGTCCAGAAGACCGTGCGAGAAATCGCGGCCCAGCAACGGCGCTTCGAAGCCCGACGGCGTGAACCATTCGAACTCACCGCCCGGCCAGCCGACAATGCCCCACGGCAGTTCGTGCAGCTCACAGCTGACCCGGTCCGCCATGCTCGGCGTGGGCGCTTTGTCCGGGTGGCTATGGATGATGGCCAACACCTCGCCCAAGTCCTCGGCGGCAGCCTGGTCGCGCTCGTCGATCTGGAAATTCTCCCGATCCGACTTCGCGCGATTGGTGCACGGCACGTACTGGCGACCGGTCGAGGTTTTCACCAGCAGCCCGCAAGCCTCGCCCGGGTAAGCGCGCTCCGCATGGGCGCGGATTTCGTCCTGCAGCTTTTGATTGATGCGCATTGGTTACCTCGAACTTGCGATAAGGCTTGCACCCATGGAACCGCCGAAGCGACGCGTGTTGCCACGCAGCTTGCAGCTGCTCCACCACCCGCCGCACTGATCGAGCGATGGGTTGTCGGTGGGTTCGTTTTTCTTGGTGAACATCGCGGACCCCATGTACGCGCAGGCCTCACCGCGGTAACCACCACGGCACGCCCACCGGCAAAGCTTGGTGATCTGCTGGGACGGCAACATCTGCCCTTCCATGTCTGTCGGGCTGGACATCGAGAACGTCACCGAGTCGAACGTCTCCTCGGTTTTCTGCTCGATGTACCAGATGTTTTTACGGCTCTGATTGCTCGCCGTGGGGTTGCCGTCGGGGAAGTTGGCGGCGTCCAGGTAATGGCGGAAGGTCTCGATGACGGTGAACTTCGCGCCAGCGAGGTCGCGGTACTGCAAGCACAGCGCAGTGATCGCGCCGCGCACGCCGCCAAGCTCGTTGGCGATTTGCAACGTCGGCGCCGCGGGGCGCCCGTCGCCGCGAATGTCGAAACCTTTGGCCGTGATTTGGAGCGGCGAGTAAAGCTGCCCCTGCCAGACAATGTCGCCTTCCTGTGCATGACCGTGGAACCGCCAGAGGTTCGCACCCAGGCGTGTAGCGTCGAGCTCGAACAGCCGGATCTGGTTGCCGGGCTCGAGCTTTTGAATATCGGCGTTGTAATTCATGGGACTCCAGAAACAACAAACCCCGCACGGGGCGGGGTCAGTCATTGCTTTCAGTCAGGGGGTGTAGACCTGCTTGAAGGCGAAAGTGAGAGTGAATAATCCGGGGCCAACAGAGCGGGGTTTGTATCCGTTGCATCGGTACCGCCCACGCACGCCACCTGGTGGCGTCCAGAGGAAAGACTTGTAGCCTTCATGCCGATCGAGGAACGCCCAGATCAGCGGCAGCTCCTCCCCCTGCTCCATCGAGCCGGTGTGCGTGAGATTCCAGACCTGGCTTTTCGTGTTGATGCCGATGCCGCCAGCCTGCACGTAACCGTCGCCAAACTCGTTTTCCCAAGTCCGCTGGGAGACGTCACCGTCGGCGCCCACCTCAACATCGTAGATAAATTCCTCGGCCATCAGCCTCGCCTCCAGAGTCGCCCGCCTTGGCGCATCTCCCGATCAAGAAACTGTCCCATCCGAGCTTCAAGCGCAGCTCCAATCGAATCGCCCTGCGCCTGTGCTTCCTGATTACTCATGCCTGGCTGAGCCTGAACGGTCACTGGTGCGTTGAAAATGATGGGCGCCGGCGCCGACGCGGGCGAACCACTACCCGCGCTCGAACCGGATTGCCCGACCAAAGCAGCTTTCCCGTTGCTCAGCGCTTCAAGCGTCCCTACGCCAATACGTGCCGTCGCGTCGGCATTGAACACGTATTCGCCGCGGTGAACCGGGCCGGCGATCTCGTCTCGCCGACCGTCGCCGGTGTAGCCGCCCTCCATGAAGCCAGCGCCAGCCATTGCGGTCATGCCAACGGCGGACGCGAGCGGTCCAGTAACGCTCAGGGCTGTGGCCATCGCTGCCGGAGCAGCGGCCGGGCCGATGATCGGGATTGCGGCTGTCGCGGCGTAAGCATTCAGACCTGCCTGCAACGACATGGCCGCGGCGTTCGCGCCGAGCGTGCCCGCAGCACTTGCTTGCGTGGTTTTACCGACAAGCATTTGCACGCCCTGGTAGATCAGCCACTGCGCCGCCATGTCACCCAGCGCCTTCAGCATCGACTTCGCGAAGTTGCCGACCATATCCCCCAGCGCATCGCCGGCATCCTCGGCGCCGCTCGCCACATCGGCGAAGAAGGTGCCAAGCTCACTGGTGCCAGTGTTCAGCGCGGTCGAGGTCACATCGGCAGCGATCTGCGAATAGTCCCTGGCGGCTTCCGCGTAGTTCGCCCAAGCCTCGTTGACGCCATTCATCCAATTGGCTTGCTGCTCATCGGTGGCCGCGTAGAAGTCCTGCTGATACTGCAATCGTTTGTCGTACTCGGCCTGCAACACCGCCGTTTCATCCTTGTACAGCTGAGGGGTGATTTCCCCACTGTTGCGCTGCTTTACCAATTCGTTGACATCAGCCGCATACTTTTGGCGCATTGCCAGGTCGGCGCGCATTCGATCACGCGCCTTGTCGCCCATGCCGGCGCCGGCGAGTTCCTGTTCGTAGCCGTCCTTTGACGTACGAGTTGTCAGCCCCTGCGCGTTCTTGAACGCGGTCAGCTTCAGGTCGTCCTCGTTGGCCTTCTTCAGCTTGTTCAGAGCATCCAGCTCTGCCGCCATGCCCATCAGCTTTTTCTTCTGCGCCTCGCTGAGCTTGCCCAGCTTTCCTTCCTGAAGTTCGAACGAAAGCTTCTGAACCTCGGTGGCGTCCTTCTGCTTGTCACCGGTGGTGTTAATCAGCTCAATTTGGCGCTTGTAGCCTTCCTCGGCAGTATCGAACGATTTGAGCTGCTGCTTGGCGGCAGAGGTGCTCTCGGTAGCGTTCTTCCGCGCGGCTTTGGCGGCCGCATCATCAGATGCTTTCTGGGCGTCCTTCGCCGCTGCAGCTGAGCGAATTGCAACGACCATTTCCTTTGTAAGCAGACTGTTCTCGGCGATATACCGATTTGCCGCTTCCAGACTGGTCTTGTCCTGAGCCGACGCCAGCTGCTTAAGCAACTGATCAAGATACTTTTGCCCGGCCTCGTTTGCGCCAGCCCGGGCCGCAGCATTTTCACGCTCCGCTCGAGTATTAGCGTCTGTCTCGCCGGTGAGCTCAGCCAGTGCGGTTTTCAATTGCGCAATCAGCGCGGCCTTTTCCGCTGCTGCACCGCCGCTTTCTTCCAAAGCGTCGACCATCTCGGCAGTCACACCGGGAATTTCTCGGACCTGTTCAGCTACAGCCTTCCAGTCGACAACCATTCCAGCAGACTGATCACTCGATGCCTTTTTGATGATGTCCATTGCCGACTGAAACTCGGCAGGTAGCGGAGCGATCCCCCCCATGAAGCCGGAAGCGCCAGCGAGACCGGCATTTGTCAGACTGCTCTGAAACTCAAAAGCAATTGATCCGGCAGCCGTAGTCAGGTCGCCCTCGGCTTCCTCGATGGACGCTTTCAACTCCCTGAGCGTGACAGACTGCGTTGCCCTGTTGAGCTTGTTGAACCTCTCAACCAGCTTATCAATGGGATCGCCGAGATCACCAAGCTTCTTCTCGAGTACGCTCGTGTTGTCGCGCAGCGTGAGAAACGCAGTGGCGGCTCCAATCGCCAACACCGCGATACCCGCAGGTCCACCAAGGACTCCCATTACACCGAGAGAGGCACGACTTGCGGCAACTTGAGCTGCGGCTACAGCATTGGTTGCCCGGGTTTCCACCATTCTTGCTTCGGCGAGCTGCAGCGACATCTGCGCTTGCACGGCTGTGCCCCTCGCGGCAATTGCCTCTTTCTCTGCAAGAAAAACGGAAGTTTGTGCTTTTTGTTGGTCGGCTTGGGCCGCAAGCAGAACAGCGGCTGCTTGGGCCTTGCGCGCTACCGCATCAGCAACGGCAGCCTTGGTCGCAGAAATTGAGGCTGCTGCAGATCCAGCGAGTTGACGTAGATAACCCGCCAGAGCACCGACAGCTACAACACCAGCGATGTCCGCGAGAACTTCGAAATTATCCCCAAGCGCGCCGATACCTTTGGCCAGTACTCCAGTGCCATCAGTGGTCTCGTTCAGCCGGCCCACGTACACCGAAAACGCGTTATTGAGGTTCTGCATTGCATCGCGCACAGCGACGCCCATGCTGTCAGCCAGCAAGCCGTTGGCGTGAGCCGATTTCTGCAATCCCTCGGTGAGGATGTCGAGTGCCAGCTTACCTTGGGCACCCAAACTGCGAATCTCTTCTGCTGTCTTCCCGGTAGACTTAGCAATCGTATCGACCACGGTCGGCATAGCGGCGAGGATTGCCTGCCACCCATCAGCCTCCACCTTGCCGGTCTGAAGCGCTTTCGAATATGCATCAATTGCCGAGCTGGCTTTGTCCGCCGATGCAGAGTTCGTTACCAAAAGGAAACTGAAGCTGTCCATCACGTCCAGCGCTTGGCTGGTGCTATAACCCATCGACTTCAGGCTATCTGACGTTCGGATGTACAGCTCTTGGGCTTCAGCCAATGGCCGATAGGTACGCTTGGCCGTTTCGAGAAGGCGATCCTGTACTAGGTTGTATTCATTGACGCTGCCGGTTGCCATGCCGATCCGATCGGACATCTGGCTGAAAGAATCAGCAGTTGCAATGATTTTGCCAACCGACGCGGCACCTACCGCGATTGCCAAGGCGTTCTTGATCACGCCCGCTGCGCCTTGGGCGCTCTCTCCCGCGCGATCAAATGCTGTATCGATACGCCCCAAACTCTTGTCGATTTTGCCAGCAGACTGACCGACGGTTGAATCCGCCCGAGCCATCTCCTGACGCAACTGCGCCGTGGTGGCCTCAATGCGAACAAGCATCCCGTGTACGTCGGTATCTGCCATGCTTTTCTCCAGGCAATAAAAAACCCGCCGTCGCGGGTTCTATCTTGTAATTAGTTCGGAAGTCATCGCTGATTGGAATTCTTCCTGTTGGCTGCATCAGTGATCTTTCGGATCCGGCGTTCCTCCTTCGCCTGTAGTCTGGCTGGATCGCTCGAGCGCCTTTGCCAAACGTAGACGGCCACCAGAATGATCGCGACCGAAGTCAGCGAAAACAGAACTACGTTGCCAGCAGACAACACCAGTGCGGCAAGTCCAAGGAAAAAGCCCGGCGCCAAAGCAACGGCTATGACCAAGAGCAACAAGACAATCAGAACTTGCATCAGGTTTGCCTCCATTCAAACCGATAGCCTATCAAATAAGCTCTTGATACCAAATCATGCAGCCTGCCGCCCCGTCAGCGCCTGGCGCAACTTCGCCGCAACGGTCGATGGCTTCGGCTTCTCCTTCTTCCCGGCAGCCTTGCCGCCGAAGGGGTTGGTCATTTGCGTCCATTCGAGTTTGGCGTCCATGGCCAGGAACAGCTCCGGCATGGGCGTGCGCCAGGCCAGATCCGGCGACCAGCCGAGCCAGCCAGTGGCTACCGCATACAGCCGGTCGACGTAGCTGCCATCCTCGACAGCACTTACGCCGCCGCCGGCTTCGGCTTTCCCGGAGCGGTACCGCGCGGGTTGTACAGCGCCACCAGGTAAGCGTTGAGCTGCACAGATACTTCCAGCACGCCAGCCTGCCAGACCTGTTCGGCGACAGCCTCTGCGGCCTCGCCCTTCAAGCCAGCGCCGCCGGCGATGATCACCGCGCACCCGTCGACGCTCAGCGCGTTGATTGCCTGGGACGCGCCGCGCAGACCGCCGAAGTGCGCCTCGATCGCGCGAACGGCCTCAAGCGTGGGTTTCAGTGTGTAGGTCTCACCATCCAGCTCGACTTCAACGGTACCGTAGAGGGTTTTGCTCATGCGTCAGATCCTTGGAAAGCGGGGCCGAAGCCCCTCAGGTTACGGCGCAACGGCCGCCGGGAGGATTTCGAGGATGTCGGAGTTGATGCCGATCGTGACGTTGCGGCGAACCACGTTGTCAGCGGCGCCAGCGGCGACGGTGTTGTTCATGACCTTGCCACGCATGTAGAACGTGGTCGGCAGCACCGCTGGCGTTGCGTCGGGGTCGCCATCGTTCAGGGTGATCTTGATGTTGTAATCGCCCTTGCTGCGGTCCTTGTGCGCGGCCTTCAGCGCTGCTTGGCCGGCGTCGCCATTGTCGAGGCCTACGGTCAGGGTCATGTCGCCAGCGTCCGCGGTGCCCTTGTACTTGCGAACCCGGCCGTCGCGCAGCGAGGTGAAGGTCACCGAGCTGAAGGTGTCGCCGAACTCGCCGAGGTCTTCGATCTCGCCCACTTCGACATAGGTGTCAGCTTTGTAATCCGTTTCGGTCGTGGCGCCGGACTTGGTGCCCAGCGAGAATCGGCAGCCGGCGGCTGTGTTGAGGTTGTCATCGGCCATGGGTAATCCTCCAAAGGCACATTGGATAAAGCCGCGGTGCGGCCGGTGTTGGGTTTAATGGGTGGTGATGACGCGGACCGTGATCGATCCCTGGTACGTCACGCCGTCGGCGTCACGCTGCGCGTCCGCTTGCTCAACCCTGACCGATACTGCCCGGCCAACAGCCAGAGGCAGGCGGCGCTCGTCCAGTGCTGAAACGACTTCGCCGATGATCCGCTTTACCTCGGCCTGGCCATGGGCATCTGACCAGACCGAAAGGTAGATCAGTCGTTGCTCGCGCTTGCGGCCCGCGATCGGGGAGGTGTTGGTCGAGATCTCACGGTCGATCGAGACATACGGCATATCAGTGTCCATCGGCGCGCCGTCGTAGACCGGGCATGAAACTTCAGCTTCAAGCCTGGCGAATACCGCTTCCTGCAGAGCAACGGACGGATCACTCATTTCCCGCTCCTATGCTGGCTTTGCGCAGCGTCCTGGATACCGCGGCGCGAATGTTGGCCAGGACGAACTCGCGGTTCACGTCCTTGGCTGGTCGCAACCATGGATGAGCCGGCCGGGCTGGAATGTCCGGATACTTGCCGTAAAACGTGGAGCCGTCAGACTTGTTCTTCGTGTCGCGGGCGCGCAATGCGTTGCGTCGGCCGGACAGCTTGGACTTGTCGCGGTTGTTGGTGTGCTCACCGCCCACGGCGTTACTGTCTGCTCGACGGTATAGCGTGCCGCTGTACCCCTTCGTCCCGTACTCCAAGAAGCGGAGGTAGAAGAAGCGCTGGGTGTCACGCTTGCCCCGGATGCCGATCTCGGCGTTCAGGCCGCTCTTGGAGACGAACACCCTCAACGCAGCGGAAGCGGCGCCGGTGTCCTTCGGGATGAGTTGCCTCATCGTAGCCAAGATCTGGTCGGCACCTTCCCGCATCACGCCGACCAGCTCGTTATCCATCGTGGCGTGGATGTTGCGCAAGGTTTTGCGTAACTTGAAATCGCCGGACATGCGCGACCGTCGGGCGGCCATGGCTTACTCCTTGGCCTTGGCCGGCTTATCTGCCGGAGCAGCATCAGCCACTGGCGTCACCAGCCCGCGCTGAATGAGGTCGGCGCCGAGCTTGGCGTCGACCACGAACTCTTCGCCTTTTTCCCGATCGCCAGTGGCGCCTGACAAGGCGCCCAGTGCAATAACTTTCATAAATTCACCCTCAAGGGTTGGGGACGTTTGAGCAGAGCAGCCGGAGCATACTGTGCTCGTTGTCGATCAGCGCGGCGCCGATCAGGTAGGTGGTGGTGATTCCTTTCGCCGTGTGCACGATGCGATTTCCTGCGACGGCATCGGCTCTTGGCCGGACGCGGATCTCGGCGGTGACCACAGCCTTCAGCTGCTCGGCCACCGGCGCAATTCGCCCAGTCGGGATGGTTATCTCAGCCCACAGTTTTCCAACCTCAGTCCAGACGACACTGAAGCCGCCAGAGCCGTTCGGGGTGCGCACCTCTTTATGGATGGCGCACCGGTGACGCATCGGGCCTGCTCTCATCAGAAACGCTTCCTTGGCCAGAGAAGTCGGTCAACGGCCAGCGGAACAGCCGATGAGATAGTGCCGATCACCACGGCCTCGCGGTTGGCGTACCAGTGCCCAACGAGCAGCAGTACCGCCTGCTCGACGTCCGGGGTGAACGCCATTTGCTCAGGACCGGTCGGCGCCGATTCGACGAGCTCGCGATCACAGTGCATGGCCACGTGCGCCTTTGCGGCCTCGAGGTAACCGGTGATGATCGAATCCTCATCGTCGCCGTCTACTCGCAGATGGAGCTTCACGCGTGCCAGATCGATCATTCAGGTTGCCTTCGCTTTCTTGACCGAGGTCGGCTTCTCTTTTGGAGCGCCACCGGCTTCGACTTCCTCGGCCAAATCCATACTGATCAAAGCCTCGGCGATGTCATCCGTTACCGGGCGCTCCTCGAATTGATCGAAGTGACCGGCGTGATAGTGCGAGAACTGACGCAGAGCGCGAATCGTCTTCATGCTGTGATGGGGGCAGTTACCTGCCCCGCTCCCGTGGTTATGCTGCAGGGGTGAAAGTGCCTTTGATGATCGCGGTCGGACGATAGTGGGTCACCGCCAAACGTTCTTCGCACAGGATGGTCAGCATGTTCTTCACAAAGTTGTCGCGATCCTGGTTGCTGATTTCGATGGTCGCGTCCATGCGGTCCCAGATTTGCGATGCCAGGTCGAAGCCGCCGACGGTGAAGGTGCCTTGTGCCTGGGCCTTGGTCGCCACCACCGGCAGCCCCCACATGACTTTGGCCGCGAAGGCGGCCGGGCCACCGAAGATGTAGCGACCGTCGGCGTCTTTCAACAGCGCGATCGCGTGCCAATCACGCGGGTTCAAAATCAGTCCGGACGCTTCGAACTCGGACTCGCTAGTTTGGAAGATTGCATGGGCAATCTGGTCTGCGCGGGTGTCACCGGCCGCATTGAGCGCGACGTCGTAGGCGCTGGCCACTTGGTTCAAACCGATCAGGTTATCGCCGGTACCGTCACCGTTGAGCAACTGACCTTCTTCGACCAGATCCAGACCGAACAGCAGGCGACCGTTTACGTAGGACTCGAGCATCGGCGCATCGTCCATGATCTGGCGCGAGGCTTGAATCCAGTGGGCGATGGTTTTGACGTTGGCCGTTTCCTTCGTGAAGGTCAGCTGCGACTCCGGCTTGAGCGCGCCTTCAGCCACCGGTGCGGCGCTGTTGGTGAATACGTTTTCGCGCACGTACTCGATGGCATTGGAGGTGGTCCGGCCCTGCGCCAGCAAGTCACGGATAGTGAGACGACGCAGGCCAGGCATCAGGATGCCGGCGTTCTGCTGCGGCTGGACCAGTGCGCCTGCCGAAGCAGCGCCAGCGCCCAAGGCTTTGCTGAAGCTTTTCACGTCAACCTTGCCGGACGTGGAACCGTTCCAGCCTTTTTTGAGGTCTTCGGCGGCACGTTCGGCAAACGACTTTTTGGTTTCCGGGTTGTCGAGGTTGCCGGTAGCGAGCTTCGATTCGAGATCGAACAGACGAGTGCCGGCGGTTTTCAGTTCGTCCTGGACGGTTTGCAAATCGGTCTGCAGCTTTTTGCTGATCTCGCCGGTGCTGCTGATTTCTTTCTTCTGCGCATCGAACAGTTCGGTCATGTTCTTCTGCGCGTCTTCGATCGCCTTTTGGATTTGGGCCAATTCGGACATGGTTTATTTTCCTACAGATGGGAAGGACTTGATGCGCTGCAAGAGCGCGGTGATTTCGCCACCTTCGGAATCACTCCGAACTGCGGACTTGAACCGGGCGATGAAGCCCAGGGCTTGCGACTTCGAAAGCCCAGCCGAATCCCTCAGCCAGTGCTCTACGTCGCGAATCGTGGTGATCGATTCCATGCTCTTCATGGACTCGATAGTCGCCTGCTCATTTGCAGGGAATGTGCAGATGCTGATCTCTCGCAGGGCCTGCACGTTGTTGAACGCACGGCCGGTGTCGATGATGGTGTAATCGTCCTTCATGACAGTGAAGCCAACCGACAGCCCTTCAACCGTCTTGTGCTCCATGGCGGCGCGCAAGTCGTTGGATACGGAAAGGCCCGGGGTCAATTCGCCAACAACGATGAGTCCCTTGCTGTCCTCCTCCAGGCTCTGCCACTTCCCGACGGGCATCTCCCATGTCTGGTGGTTGAAGAACATCCCTACCTGTCGGCTTTGAGAGGACAAGGCCTTCTTGTAGGCGCCGGGCTTGATGATGTCGCCGTCAGAGTCGATCACATCAAAGACACTGGCGTACCCCTCGAACACCCCAACTTTGCCGTCGGAGGAAAACTTGATTTCGGTCTCGGTAAAGGCCAGAGTCTTTTGAATATTTGACATGGGGTAGCTCCAGAAAAACTAAACCCCGCTAGGTGCGGGGTTCGTTTGGCCAAGTTGGGTAAGCGGCACGTTCTGAGACTGCCGGGTTGCGACATCACCACCAGGCAGTGGTGGCCGGTTATCAATGCGGCGTCCTTCGTTGATCGTTAGAAGCCCCGTGTCCACTTTGGTCTTCATGTAATTCGCCCGCGCAGTCGAGTCACCACTCAACAATCCGTCGCGGTTGTGCTCGGCGTGGATTCGCCCAAGGTCTGCCGGTTTGACAAGCCATCGCAGGATGCACCCCTCCCAGATCTCGAGGTATGCGTCGAGGCTGTACTGGAGGAATCCAAGGTTCTGCTGCTCAATGCCTGATCCCCAGCTTGTGGACTTTTCAACGTCGCCCACCAGGTGCGGTGGCACGCCGAAGAAACGGGCCAACTCGCTGACCTGGAACTTGCGGGCAGCCATCGTTTCGGCGTCTTGAGGGCTCACGCCGATGGGCTGGGTCGTAAACCCGCCCTCCAAGATCCATAGGCGTTTCTTTACCGGGCCGCCGGCGATCTCCTTGAAGTTGGCCTCTGTCTGGTTGCGCTGCTCAGAGGTGAGCAACTTCCCATCGCCCGTCATGAGCAACTGAGGCGATTTCGCGCCATTGGCGTAGAAGTCGCGCTGCTGATCCTCCATCGCTACAGCGACGCTCGCTGTCTTGGCGGCGAAGGCGATCGGCGAGAGGCCGACCAGACCGTTGAAGCCGAAGCCCTTGAGATGGAATATGTCGGCTTGCTTGAAGTCGGCGTACTCGGTATCCCTTCGGTACCGGTAAACGATTCGCTTCCCCTCAAGGCGAACGTCCATGTTCACCGACATCAAAGGCACAAGGCTGATGACATCACCGACGCCGTTGCGCTCGATCAGGGCATACGCATTGCCGTAGTAGCAAAGCTGCATGGTCATTGCGACGCGAAAGTCGAAGGCCGTCATGAAATCGTTTGGTCGGTACTTCAACAGTCTGGCCAGCGGTTGGTCCAATCCCACCTTGGTCCGGTCCTCCCCTTTCGTTTCGAACACGTCCAATGGCATGCACGCGGTGACGCTGGAGATAAGCCGAACACAGGCGAAGACTGTAGCAATTTGCAGGGAGCGCTCGTCCGTTACAGCCGAGTCGCCGACCTGGCCTGTGGCGGATACTGGCCCCGTTTGCGATCCCTTGTCTGGAGTCGACAAGCGACCGCCGACAAAGAAGCTCGCCAAGCGCGCCCAGAATGGGCTGCGGGTGCGCAGGTCAATGCTGTAGTCGGTATCTGCCATTACATGCTCATCGGTCGATTGAGGAAGTCATCAAGGTTTTGCGTCACGGTTCTTTGCTCTGCTGCACCCACGGCCATAGCCAAGGCAACTGCGCCGTCGATCCGGCCAGTTCGTTTTCGCTTCGAAAAGCATCTGTTTTCCTGAGCGTCTGCCTCCATCACGGCTGACGCGACGTTCCAGGTCAGGCATGGATTTTCCAATACCTGAATCTGCCCGGTGAGGATCAGGTCCTCCACCAGGTCAATCGAGTGGGTCATCCAGAGGTTCGACTCGCGCGCCGGCCGGAAACCTTGTCCATGGGGGACCAGGTTCAGCTCAATCCCCTGAGCCTCCAGTTCTATCTCCAGATAGGTCATGTGGTACGGGTCAAAGGCCAGCGCCTTTATGTCGTACTTCGCGGCGAGCTCGCCTAGGCGCTTAGCGACGAAGGCATAGTTGATTGCCTTCCCCGGCGGTGCGTGGATGTGTCCATCTTCAAGCCAGACGTCATACGGGACGCCATCGATCGCGGCGCGGTCGAGCATCGTGTCCTTGGGCGTCCAGAACTCAGCGATTGATTTCCCTTGTTCCGGAAAGTACAGGTTCAGCGCCGTGAGGTCGCGCTTGCCTGAAAGGTCGAGTCCCGCATAGCAGGCTTCGCCGGCCAGCTTCTCGGGGTCAAACTTCGCACAGCAAGACAACCAGGTGTCGATATCAACCCATGGGTTTGCTGCGTCCACCCACTGACAGAAATTCAGGCGGCGGACAGTGCTCGCTTTGGCCGGCATACCCTTCGCATCGGTCACCTGCTCACGCAGATACTTCGGCTGAAATGTGTGGCCCAGCGATGGGTTGGCCTTGCCCCAGCACTTCTCATCCTTGAACGGATCGTCGCCTTTATCCAGCGAACAGATGAAGGCAAAGAAACCGTCGTTGAAGTGCCGGTGCCGCTTGGTCACACCCTTGGCACCAGCCTCGCACACGTTCACGCCGAGCTGGTGATAGCTGTAGCAAACCGAATTACGGTCGTGCCCGCTGTTGGTGATCATCAAGATCAAAGCCTGGCGCCGGCCCTTGGTGCCCGCCCGCATGAACTCGACGGTCTTGTTGTTCTTGTGTTCGTGGACCTCGTCGATCAGAGCGCAATGCGGACGCGGACCAGACTGCCCATCGTCGGAGCTGATCGGGCGAAAGAACGATCCGGTTGCCAGGTAGGCCAAGTTCCAGACCTTCTCATCTCGGCCCGACTTCTTGATTTTCTTCATCAGCGCCGGCGACTGATCGACCATCGCCACCGCATCCCGGAACAGGATCATTGCCTGATCGCGCTTCGTTGCTGCGGCATAGACCTCAGCGCGCGGCTCGTTGTCTGAGGTCAGGCAGTAGAGCCCGATGCCTGCTGCCAGCGGCGACTTGCCAGAGCCTTTTCCCGACTCGATGTACACGGTGCGGAATCGCCGGAAGCCGTCGGGAGCCATCCAGCCAAATATCGAACCGACGATGAACGCCTGCCAAGGCAGCAAAACGAACGGCAAACCTTCGTGCTCGCCGCCGTTGAGCTTCAGCACTGTCTTGAAATACCGGATAGCCCGGTTGGCTTTTTCGAGATCCCAGGTCAGCCCGCGCTTCGGCCCATCTTCAAGGTCTCGCAAGTGGCGACCACAGGCGTTTCGTATATCTGGACCGGCCAACACCTTGCCGGCGTAAACCTCCTGAGCCCAAGCCGTTACTGGGTCGACCGCATAGGAAACCTTCTTGACCTCAATTGAAGAACTCGTCTTCCGGGTCTTTGCTTGGAGGTTCGCCAATGGCCTTGACCTTGGATCGGGCGGCGGGTGTCATGCCGAAATGGGTAAGGTAAGAGAGCAGCCGGCGGTCGGCGTCAGCCGCCATCGCGACGGCCGGGTGCGCTTTTATAAGCCCGGCATCGGTCGAATAGGTATGGCCCTCTTCGGAAATAACTTTGGTCAGGCGGCGAACCTCGGCGGCGACTTCGCATAGCCGCTCAAGCGTTTGCAAATCGGCTTCAGTGAGCACGCCCATCGACGCGGCGAGCGGGCAGAATATTTTCCACACCGCCTGGCCCTCGGCCGTCATCGAGGCGGGCGCCGACTGATATGATGCGACCGCGAGCTGAGGCTCCCGCTTGTTTTCCCGACTGGCACGCAAAGTGCCGGTGACCTTTTTTTGGGTCGTCGGGGCGGGGGTTCTTCCCTTCAAAAAAAACTCTCCAATTCTGGCTTTTTGCGTAAAGAGGGTCGAGGGCGGTCCTATGTGGGGAAATCCTGAACTTTTCCCCTCCCCCCATGGGGCAGTGACGTGCCGCACCATTCCGAGGCGTCATCGCCGAGATTCATTTTCGTTTCACCGCTTCGACCGATTCCAATGATGGTTAGGGTCGATGGGCAATCCGTTCACGTCACAGCCGACCACAACACCTGACTTCTCTTCTCTCTGCTTGGCGCTGTCGTGGCAGAGCTTGCACAGGCTTTGCAGGTTCGTCCCATCGAAGAACAGAGTGACGTCGCCACGGTGCGGCTTGACGTGGTCGGCGATGATTGCGGCGACAGTCCTTCCCTGCGATGCACAACGACGACACAGCGGCTCAGCCTGAAACTGTGCCCAACGGAGCCTGTACCACTCTTTGGTCTTGTACAGGTGGTGCCACGGTGAGGTATTAGCCACTACCAGCCCCCTGCCATCTTGGCGCCTACCGCTACACCAATGAGGAAAACCAGCCCGACCCACAATGACCCAGCACTCGGCATCACCGGTGCGTTAGGATTGCGCAGCGGTGGCGACGGAGGCATCAGCGACCGTCGGCAGGATTCGCACATCAGGCCGCTACCGTAGTACGGCACCGCCTCTGTCTTGATGTGATGACAACGTGCGCAATCAAAGGTGTGGCCCATGATCACGACTCCAGCGAAAGCTTGATCGAGGCAAGGATCACACCGAGAGCCGCTGCCGGTGAGGACTTGGCGATCTCGATTACCTGAGCTTCGACGCGCGCAACCTTCGCCTGTTCATCGGCAGGCATGTCACTGACCATGCCCTTGATCTGGTAATACTCGGCGCTGATGGTGCTCATGATTAAAGTCCTGATGAATCGGGTTTCGGCGTATGGTTGGGGGTGACACTCACTTGCAAGGAGCTCCGCAATGACCGATCGAACCGATGAACAATTGATCGTCCAGGCCGCACGTGAATGGGCTGCCCGATCTAACAAAGACGCGGAAACGGTTGTGGGCGGTGCCCAGGAAGTGATGGCGGCATTGAAGGACAAACTCACTCCGATCCAGTACGAGAACGCGTTGAGCGACTTGCTTCGTCAGTACAACAATCAGTAGCCGGATGGTGTCGCGACACAATTTGCACTCTCGCGAAACGTGTCGCGACCTATGGTGTTTGCCGCTCGACGGCTTCGTTGACTTTCTCTGCTGCCTTGCTCGCCGTGTCGGCGGCCTGAACTGCTGAGTTCGAAGCTTCCTGCACTTTCACGGCTGCATCCTGCGTCTTCTCGGCCAGGCTGTTGAGCCGAACGTCACGCTTGCCCAGCGCAGCGTCGTAAGCGGCGCGCACCTCGGCGAGCTGCTTGGTCTGTTCACTACTGGCTGACCACACGCCGGCCTGGTAACCGAGGATCAGGCCGCCGGCGAGCAGCAGCGCGGCGATCACCCAGATCTCCGCCCGACGCCACCAGCGGCGAGCAATGAATTCCATTGCACATCTGTCCATCAGTTCATGCCTCCCAGCTTCATTCGCAGGCGGGCAATCTCTTCGCTCTGCGTGGTTACCGTGGCGGTGAGCTGGGCGACCTGGCTCGTCAGTGCTTCGATCTTTCCTTCCATACGCCCGACCGAGGCGGCCAGGTCGTTGCGCTCTTTCGCGAACTGATCGGCACGGGCCTCCGCTTCCTTCCGGGCGGTTCGCTCTGAGTCGAGGAGTTCATTGAGGCGGCGGACGGTGCCGATATCGGCGTTGTCCATCGCCCGGTCTGCAGCATCCTTCGAGAGGAACTTGCGCAACCAAAGGAAGGCGCCCAGCAATACGGTTCCGGTACCGCCCAGCCAGGTAGCTGTGCCTGGGCCGAGGTCAGTGGGGTCCATCCGATACTCCAGAAACGAAAAAGGCCCGCCGATATGGCGAGCCTTGGAATAGGTGCGAATGGCGACCCTGTCAGATCGCTGTCGTGGCGTTTCCCTCCAGTCCCCACGCTGACTGTTCCCCCTGCACGTTTCCGCCGGGCTTTGATCATTCGCATAACATGCGTGTCTTCCCACGCTGCCCGCCAGCGCCACCCCGCAAGCACAATCGAGGACTAGGGTGCGTTGGCTGCCGGTGTTCTTCTGTAACGCGTGACAAACCGGCGATACCGCGTCCAGGCCCCGCCCGAAGGCCCACCCTGGCTATGGCTTGACGCTCACATCAAAACGAAAAAGCCCCGGCAAATGCCGAGGCTTGAATGGGTGCAGATGGCCGGCGCTAATCTCCGGCTTGTTCCACTCACCACGTCGGTGGTCTCGCGCAATTCAACTGCGGGTCAGTCGTCCTGCGGTCAGCGCATCAGCCTGCGCGTTCATCTGCGCAAAACAAATAGCCCAGCACCAAGCCAGGCAGAGTCAGCCTCGACTATGCGGGCCGGAATTTGTTGTTTTCGGTGTCAAGATAATCGTGGCCGATCCACGTGAGCTGAACGCCTTGTTCCATAAAATCGGACAACTTGACCGATTTCAGAAGGCCGCCGTCGATAGCTTGAAAAATAGCGTATCGAACATCCTCCTTTTCTACAGGGTGGCCCCCTGAAGTATCAAGGAACTTCTGCACCAAGAATGCGGTGCTAACGCCTTCCGAATTAGCTTCAGCTTGGACCAAATCCAGCAAATGCTTAATGTGCTTTTTATTTCTCTTCATGAGCTTGACCTTCCTGATCTACGCGACATGCGTGGCATCAAGAGTAGCAAGCAAAGTAAGAAATCGGGACAAAAAAAGCCCGACTCATTAGCCGGGCTTTGTCTGTTGTGTCGCGCTTGAAAAGCTGAACACGGTGCCATGAAAACAGGTGTTTATCCGCGTGGAAAGACTTTTTTACGCAGCCTCGCGAACTCGTTCCAAGGCGCAGTCAACCCAGGCCACACCGGCCTTGATCACTTCCCTTGCCTTGGCCTCGCCGATGCCGGCCGCCCGGGCAATTCGCAGCGCAGGCCACTTGGCTCCGAAGTAAAGCCAGATGAAGTCGCCCATCTGCGTATCTCGATTGATCAGGCGGGCAACCGCGCCGTCGACGATCAGCGCCAAGTCATCGGTCAGGCTGTACTCCTTGATCCCGCCATTGCACGGCGTGTTGTCTCGAATCAGGGCATACAGCGGCGACACGTAGCTCGGAACTCCCATGCCGTCCATGCGCCAGAAGCCCCACTGCTCCAAAAGCCACTCGGTATCGCCCAGCGCCTTACCCACGTACGTTCGTTTTTTCATGCTGCCTTCCTCGGGTTTGGCTCATCCATGCCGAACAGCTCACGCAGCAGCTTGTCAGCGATCTTGTTTTTTGCGTTGCCTTCGGTGATCCAGCGCCGGGCGAAGTCCTCGAAGCCCAGGTTGGCGCGAGACGCGTGCCAGTCGGCAATGATGTCCATGAACGCCGCCGAGCCGATCCGGCCATTGGTCTTTTCCAGCAGCAGGCGATTGCCCTGTTTCAGGAACTGGCACTCGACCGGGGTTAAGCTTTTGCGCGGCAATGCCGCCGTTACATTGTTCATAGCGTGGCACTCCGGACTTCCAGATATTCGTTGTGATTGATGTTGTTTCGCGCTTGGGCGGATACAGCAAAGCTCCAGGATCGATACGCGTCCGCCGGCGAGCAGCCTATCCCGACCCAGGGCTTGTCCTTGACGAAGCACCAGTACGTGGATTGACGGCCGATGATCTTCACCTTCGGCAGGCGTCCGGTGAACCCGATCTTATGCTGAGCCAGCCAACCCTCGACGGCCGGCCAAATGATCGCTTGCTCGGCTTTGGCGAACGCCCCCTTTCCACCGGTGCTGTACACCTCAGCGAGCCCATAGTCTTGATTCGCCACCCACAGAATGAAACCGGTAGGTACGTGCCCGAGTTCGTACCCCTTCATCTTCCAAACCCAGTCTTCCGGAAAGTCCCGGATCGAGGCGGCAATGCGCTCCGCCTCTGCGTATTTCGGCGATTGGACAAGCACCGCACCTTTCGGGAGGACGCGCGCCTTGCCCGGTTCCAGCAATGGCGTTTTTGAAACCTCGCAGTTGGTTGCTTCGTCAACGGCCGTGCGCGTTGCCTCCGGCGGGCATTGCAGCGCACTGGTGAGATTTTCAAATCTAAAGCCGGTCAATCGACGGAACATCTGTTTCAGCTCGATCATGCCTTTTTCCCCCTGTACTGACTGGCGAACGAGCGGCCCATTTCGACCTCCTCGTTGCTCGGCTCACGGTTTCCGGCGAAGTTGACGAATCGGGCGAATTGGCCCTGCTGCTGGACGAGGCACGAACCGACTGGCGCGTGCCTGCACTTGGGCATGATCAGCTCGGTGACGCCGTTCTGGCCTTCCTCCGAATCCATGTCGCGGTGAACGAGGATGATGCAGTGGGCGTCTGCCTCGATCTGGCCGGAATCGCGCAGATCCGACGCGATCGGTTTCTTGCCCGGGCGCTTGGTTGAGTCGCGGTTGAGTTGCGCCAGCAGGATCACCGGCACCTCCAACTCCTTGGCGATGTTCACGATGCCGGTCGAGATCTTCCCCAGTTCCGAAGTGCGGTTGAACGCCTTACCGTCCGAACCAATCAGGCCGATGTAGTCGATCACCACCACATCAAGGCCGTGCGTGCGTTGCACCTGGCGAGCGATGCTGCGGATTCGCGCCACCGTCAGACCGGACTTGTCACTGATGAACAGCGGCTTACCCGTGATCTTGCTCACCGCCGAGGTCAGTCGCGGCCAGTCGTCGTCCTGCAGCTGGCCGTCATCAAGTTTGCGGAGATCGATCCCGCCGATTGACGCCAACACACGGTTCCCCAACTCTTCCTCGGGCATTTCCAGGGAGAACACCATGCCTACACCCGCGCCGCTGCACGCGATGTGCTGGGCGATCTGTAACCCAAGCGTGGTTTTGCCGCTCCCCGGCAGCCCGGCTACGATGGTGACGGTTTTCTTCCGCAAGCCGCGGATCAGCTTGTCGAGATCGACCAGCCCAGTTGAAAGCCCAGACTCCAGTTGCCCATTGAATTTGGCGTCGATCACGTCGATGTTGCGCTGGATTACGTCATCCAAGCGCTTGTAGTCAGGCTCGCCGGTCTGCAGGTCTCGCAGATCCGCCATTGCCTGCTGGGCGCTGGCGATGATTTCGGCGACAGGCCGATTCTCGGTTGCCAACTCCCGCACCGCGTCGGCAGCGTCCACCAAGCGGCGCAGCACGGCGCGCTCGGTCACAACCTTGGCATATGCCTTCCAGTTGGCGGTGCTGGGCGTGTTGCGCGCCAGCTCGGCGGCGTAGGCCAATGTGCGAGTTCCGCTGGGCAGGTACTCGGCGAAGTCGTGCAGCGTTACCGGGTCAACCGGGCTTCCAGCGGCATGACAGCCGATCATCGTCTGGAACAGCGCGGCATTCTCCGGATCGTGAAAGTCCGCCGCCGAGACCTGGCTGGTGATGGCGTCGAACAGCTCGCTATCCAGCAGCATCGCCCCCAGCAAAGCGTGTTCAGCCTCATCACTGAACAGTTCGCGATATTCACTCATGCGGTTGCCCTCATTGAGGCCCAGCTGAAGCCGACTGCTTGACCACCGTTCTGACGCAGGCGATCGAGTGCGCGGTCGCCGATGAATTGGGCGAGAGCGTTGGCCGGCAGGTTGGACACCACAACAGTGGGCAGGACAAGCTGATACCGGCGATCGATGACTTCGTGGAGCAATCCCAGTTCGTATTCGCTCCCCTTCTGCGCGCCGATCTCGTCGATCACCAGTAGGTCCAGGCTCGCCAGTTCGTTGATCACATCGCGCTCGGTGTAGTCAGCGCCGCGCACCATCGCGCCCTTGGCGATGCGGATGATCTCTGCGGCCGAGACGATCAACGCCGTAGCGCTGAACTTCCGAATGACGTGCTGAACCATGGCGGAGCCCAAGTGTGTTTTTCCGCAGCCGACATTGCCAGACAGGATCAGCGATCGGCCGGCGCGGTAGTTCTCTTCGAATTGATCAACGTACGACTGACAGGTCGACAATGCGCGGACCTTTTCCGGCACCGCGCCAGTGATGAAGTTCTCCAGCGTGCACCCGGCGAACCGCGGCGTAATGCCCGACCCGATCAGCAGTTCGTTCAGCGTCGTCGCTTTACGGCGGGCCAGCGCCTCGGTGTGTCCTTCGCTGCGTTTGTCGGCGGTGTTCATCGCCTCCCACTGACACCGCCGGCAAGCGCGCACCAGATAGGAGCCGTCGAACTGCTCAACCTCAGCGCCGTCGACCGTGCCATGCACTGGGCACTGCGCCTCGAAGAAGCGAACATCCGGCACGCGGCTGAACTTAGAAATTGGTTTGGCCATGGGGCGCCTCCGGGTACATATCGGGGGTGTGAGTCGGCAAATTGTTGTAGGTCGAAGGCTTCCCGTTCTTCGCACCAGCACCTGGCAGCACAGAGTCGGGATAGATGTCCGACCAGCTGCTCGTGGTGGACTTATCCAGCACGGCGTCCGGCTCGGGATGGTTGGCCAGCTTCTTGGCGATCAGCTCGCAGGCACGGAGTGTCAGAGGCGCCCGTTTGGCCTTCCGCATTTCGCAGAAGTCCGCCCACGCCTTTTCGGAAGCGTTCGCCGGTTTGGCAGTGAGCGGATCGAACTTGCCAGTCTTCCCTCGAGAGCCAGCAGACTTGTCTGCGCCTTCTTTTGGTTTATTAACGGATAGATGACGGATAGATGACGTATTGGGTGCAGCTGCTGCACCCCGTTCTGTCGTCATTTGCACCCCGTTCTGTTCTGAGCTGCACCCCGTCGCGTCTTCATCTGCACCCCGTTCGGAGCGGGGTGCATCTGGTGCACCCCGTTTTTCGATGAGGTCATACACCACCGGGCGACGGTCGTGGCGGTCGATGTATGCGGCCGCGATTGACTGGTTGCCACGGCGAATCAAGCCAGCAGACTCCAATGCATCCAGCTTGTAACGCACCGTGCGTTCGGAGAGACCGGTGTCGACCGCCAAGGTCAGGGCGGAAGGGAAGGCCCCACGCCCATCGCTGCCTGCGTAGTTGGCCAGGCAGAGCAGGACGTGCCGGCATGTGGAATCTTTGATCTCCTGCTGTTCCAGCGCCCACACCATGGATTGGATGCTCATAGATCCAACTCCCCCGTAACACGACGAACGAAGGCGTCGTAGGTCTCAGCCATCACCAGGCCCTGATCTTCCAGCGCTTGGCGGTAGGCCTTGGCCGATCCATACAGAACCCAGCGGTCGCGCTCTGGCAGTCCCTTGAATTGGCTGTAGCTCGGCCACGGGCCGGCGATCACCGACACCGCACCTTGCACGGTGGATGAGATATGCGGGAGACGGTTCATTGCAGTGTCTCCCAGGCAGGGAGTTGAGGCGTTTCAGGCTCCAGCACCAGAACTTCAAGCTGCCTTTGCTGCACAGCCTTCTGGAGTTCGTCCGGGTTCATGCCAGTCAGTCGGCGCACCAGCACGCGCAGTGCCAACGCCGCGTGCGCCGCCTCAAACTTGGCGTCCTGCATGCAGTACTCGATGCCCTCTTCGTCGAAAAGGATCTCTTGCACCAAGACCGCGCCGGTCCATGCCTTGTATGCGAGCTGGTCGTTCGTGAAGCGCTCCATGTACGCCTCGTCGATCACGGTAGGCTCCGTGGTCGGGTTCGATGTTTTCGCAGTCATACGGAAGTCCTCTGGCGCAGCTTGAACCGGCCTTGCTGAATGTCTGGATGGGTGGCTCGCTCGGCCGTTTCGAAGGTGCACTCGGCAACGAACCGGTCGAAGCGACGGGTGATATCGGCCGTTGGCCAGATCGCGTATGGCTGGGCGCCGTCGTCGGCGTGGGCGCTACGAACCATGGCGAACGGCAGCGGCGCGCCGGGGATATCGCGCATCACGGCGTTGATCACCCAGGGTGGGATGCCATGACGCAAGTTGATTCGCTCGCGGATGGTGGTCATGGATTCGAAACCGGCCGGCCGCGAGTCGAGGTAACGGACCTGCTCTACGTTGGCCACGCGCGTCTCGATCCGCGCCAGCGCGACCTGCTGCTCCGCCTGTTGGCGTTCGACGTTGATCACCGCTTGAGCCTGCGCCAACAGTTGCTCGCCTGGCGTCATCGGTTGCTGATAACTGCCCGTCTTGCGAATGCTGGGCAATACCTCGCCCACCACCCACTCTTCGAAGGCCTCCGCCGCTGGCATCTTCGAACGCATGATCAGTCGGTAAACATCCCGCTCAGGCATGACTTTCGTCATCTGATCGCCGCCCGCGGAAGGGATGAGGATTTCCCTCACCCCCTTGCAATGCGTGCGGACAGCCTCATGAGGGTTGGAATACTCAAGCAGATCGGCGACGTCCTTGGCGACAAACCATGGCTCGCCCCGGTCATCGGTGATCACGCGGATCTCGGCGCCGCTGAAATTGAAGGGAGTCAGGTTCATTGAACACCTCCCCCGACATTCTCGGACTTGGCAATGAGCGTGGCGAACTCATCTCCACGGTTCATCAGCTCGCTGCCGATCAGTCGCAGGCCTGCCGCCAAGCCACCAACCACATAACCGTCAAGTGCCTGGTCGCACAGCTCCGGGTCATGGGCGCCCACTGTGCCGATGAACTTCGCCAGCGCATCAACGAAGTAACCGGCCTGACTCATGGCCTCTGCCTCGATCTTGAGGCGATCAACAGAAATCGAAGTCATGGCTGTGCCTCCGCCGATTCTGCGTCAAGCATCTGGTTCTCAAGCGTCGCGTACAGGCTGTACGTGATGAACTCAAGCGCCAACAGCACTCCGTATTCCTCGTTCGGTGAAAGGGCACGTTGCTCGGCGGTGTCGCCCGTCCCATGGTTTTCGCGAAGCAGTTTCGCCAGGTGGTAAGCACCAAGGCCTGCCCGGTGGTTGCGCTGCGCTTCAATTACGTCGATCGATACCGGCGCGCTCATTGGGCACCGCCTTGGCTTTTCGCATGCATCACGGCATTGGTGGTCGAGTCCACCAGAGCTTTGGAGCTCTCAATCAGAAAGCGCAAGCCGAAGATGGCGTTCGTTTCCATCCCCTCGTCAGTGAGCGCTGTCATGATTTCATCGACCGCACCGAGCAGCATCGAGGCGGAATTCAAAGCCTCCTCGCAGTCTTGCCCGGCCTGAACAGCAAGAAGAGGACGCGAGTGAATGCCGTCTGCGCTGACGCTTTGGTGGTAGAAATCCGAATGCGTGGTGAGCATCTGCTGTTGCATCCGGTCATGTCCGGTGCTATTTTTCGGGTGCGTCATATCGTTCTCCAGAACGAAGAAGTACATAACCACTCGTCCTACCGAGTGGCGTGATAAGCCCGCTTCCTACAGCGGGCTTTTTGTTGCCCGGAGAAAAGTCAGCCGGACAGCAAAAACTTGGCGGGGGCGTTCTGGCTCATGCCGTATTCCTTTTCATTGGGCAGGCAAAAGCCAACCAGTGGAAGTCGCTCAACAGGCCCTGGCGAGGGCCTTCCTTTTTCACCCATATTGTGTAAATCCGTAAGGTACCCATGAATCGAGGGCCTCAGGAGGGGCGAGTTTTCGAGTACGCATGCGAGCGGCATTATGTGATTCCTCCGAAATTTCCTGCCTTTACCTAGGTAGTGCTTGTCCACTACCCCCGATAAGGAAAGAAAATTTCGGCATAGAGCCATTTGGCTGAAACCACACGCGATTTGGCGGTAATGACACACAAATAGCTTGGAAAACCGCGCATGCGCGGAATAATTGACGTGGCCGCATTCCAAAACTTTCGTGCTCACTGGCCAGCACTGGATAAATAAACAGCTGGTTCGCCAGACTCTTCAAGCAGCAATGAGGCGCGTATCTTTTGGCTCATGGTCGGGGCAACACGCGGATTTGAGCTGATCCGCGATGGAAAGCTCCTGGTTTCAAACGCGGTAAACCTGCCATCAGCGTGCTCGATGACAAAAACGTCGCGGCCCACGCGTAAAGCCTTGCTCAGCGCACCTTGGGTAATTCCCAAAAGAGATGCTGCCTCTGGCTGGCCGCGAGCCTTCGCGAAATCTTTCAGCTGGATATGTTTCACAGCAAATCTCCAAACAGAACTTTGCCAAAATAGTACCTTTGGCATTTTCACAAAGCAATACCTTTGGCATTTGTTAAACTATTACCGATGGGAATATTATCGACCGATGAAAAAACCATTACCTGCTGACCGCAAAGAAGAATGCCTACGTTTGAAGGCAATTTTCACAGCCAAAAAGAAACAGCTGAAGCTGACTCAGGAAAAACTGGCTGAGCAACTCGGCATCAACCAAAGCTCTGTCTCACACTATCTGAACGGTGTGAATCCGCTGAACACCGAGATCGCGGCTGCATTCGCCAAAATTTTGGATGTGCCGGTTTCGGACTTCAGTCCGCGCTTAGCGGCGATCATAGAGATGGTCGCGTCGTCGCGCGTCACCGCAGACTCGTTTCGAACAACCTGGGCTAAAGCCGCTCGCATCATTGATGCCCCGCCACGCGAGCAATATGTCCTGATACCGCAGTATTTAGACGATAACTCTTTTGTTCCGAACGTGAACGACGAACATCGCGGACTAACTGAAGGCATGGTGTTCAGGCGCGGCTGGCTCCAAGAAATGGGGGTTTCGTTTAGCAGTCTCAACATCGTCTACGCCGGCGACGACAGTATGGCCCCCCATATTTTGTCCGGCGACGTGGTCATGATTGACACGTACAAGCCGGCCCTAAAGGATGGCGAGGTCTATCTCGTCCGCATGCCTGACGGTAGGACTAGCGTCAGGCGGGTAGCGCAGCAAATTTCCGGAAACTGGACGCTCAGATGCGACAACCAGGACAAGCAGCTATTCCCCGACGAAGTTATCCCGAGTTCAGCAGCCGGCGATCTCCCATTGATTGGAAGAGTGGTATGGCGCGGGGGGAGCGTGAGGGTATCCAGACCTTAGTCACAAAAAGCCGCCGCTGTGAGCGGTTTTTTTTTGGCCAACAAAAAACAATATTGCCAAAGGTATTTACTAAAATAATTACCTTTGGTAATTTTACTCCATCGCATCTAGCATGGAGCCTCACGAAATGACTACCAGCACTCTCACCGCCGGTAACTGGCAGGGCAACCTCAAGATGGGCCTGGCTCCTCGCGAGCTTGAAGCCACCCTGTGGGCTGCTGCCGATATGACGGTGAAGCAAATTGGTCGTGCAATGGGTATCAGTCCAGCCACCGCTGAAAAACGTCTTGAAAGCGCCCGCTTCAAGCTTGGTGTCAAAACGATGCGCGGCCTCGTGATGGAGGCATTCAAGCGTCAGATCATCGCGCCCCTCGTCGTCCTGCTGTGCATGGTGATGGTCGCCCAGCAAGCTAACACCGAACAGTTCGGGCGCATCCGCCGCCCAAGTGAGCGTCGTGCAGAAGTGCGCCTGACCGTCCGCCGAGCAGAGGCATGCGCAATCGCTTGATCAGCGGCGAGCTCATTTGCGGAGAGGGTTGTCCGGTGCGCAAGCACAACGTGGCACGGCCAGGTACGGCGCGGCTGGGCTCGGCAAGGCTGGGTAACGCAAGGGCTGTTTACAGCGGTCTGCCCCTTCTACGAGGGGGCTTTCCGGTGGCAATAGTCACTTATGGCGGGGCGAGGCCTGGTGCGGCTAGGTTGGGCGAGCTGGGGTATGGCATGGGCTGCTGGTCAGCGTACTGGGTTTTCTTTCGAGAACTCAGTGCGGTGCGAAAGCATCTCACGGCACGGCGAGGCAAGGCGGGGTCCGGCGTGGCTCGGCGTGGCTTGGCAAGGGCGGTAAGCCGCAGCGAGGTCACTGGCGCTCATCCAGTGACAACCTGAAAGCCGCTTCGCTGAGGCTGCTTTCAGGTTCACCAGATCGCATATCACCGTGCAGGGCATAGGGCTCATAGGCACACGAGCGATCCGCACAGAGAGGCATCATCATGCAAGTCATCAAAGTGAAAATCGTCGGAACTCGGCCCTTGCTTCAGCATGCGGACGTCTTCGCGGACCCGCTCAATAAATTGACCAAAGCGCACAAGCAGCTGACGGCAAAACGCAAAAAGTCGGATGAGGATCACGAGCTGATTGCTCGTAGCGAATGGCGTGGTGGGCTTTACTTCGATGACGATATCGGCCCGTTCTTGCCTGGCGTGAACATCGAATCCGCCTTGGTCGCTGGCGGCAAACTGTCGAAGCTCGGCTCACAGCTCAAGCGCTCGGTCGAGATCATGGACACCCGGTGCCCACTGATTTATGAGGGTCCACGCACCGTTGAGGGTCTGTGGGATTCCGCATTCTACGATGCACGCTCGGTCAAAGTCGGTACCGCCCGGATCACTCGATATCGCCCACTGTTTCGCGAATGGTCGACAACCTGCGAGATCGCGTTTGATCAGGAATCGATTGACCGCGCCCAGGTCTTGAAATGTCTGGAAGACGCCGGCCAATACTGCGGCGTCGGCGATTACCGCCCGAAGTTTGGCCGCTTCACCGTAGAGGTGTTGTGATGAGTATCGTCCCTCTGAAACCGAATACCTGGAGCTTGGACAAGGCTCTGGAGCTGTTCTTCGCCGACAATTTCGCCGACGGCCAACTGATCAGCCATGCCTGGCTGGAATGGGCGCTGAATTTGCCTAAGCCGAAGACAGCTCAGGAGATGGTCAACTGCCAGTTCGTGATCCTTGATCGCGTCGAGCAATTCAAATCCGCCCTGCTCACTCAGCATCAGATTTTTGTGGTTTCTGTGCGTGGTCAAGGTTATCGAATTGTTCCGCCGTCTGATCAGGCATTCATCGCTGTAGACACTGCAATGCGCGGCGTGCGCCGGGAGTTCAGCAAGTGCCAGGAAGTGATGAAGAACACGCGATTTGCCGAGCTGGATGCTGATCAGGCGAAGCGACACACCGACGCTCAGGTGAAAGTCTCAGCACTTACCGGGATGGTAGGCAAGGCAAAGCGGGAAGTGTTCAGCCTGTTCAAGGCATAACTCCCGACAAGTAACAAACCAACTTTAATTGATTGCCAAGTTACTCGGCGGGCTACCGGCTTGCCTGGAGAAAGTGAAGCCATGAAAAGAAGTCTGAATATCATCCCGGCACTTCCGGCGATGCTTCTGATGATCGCTGGGATCGCCGGCGCCGATCAGCGACAAGTGATGATCGATGTTCAACATGACTCAAGCCGTAAGGTCACTTGCTGGATCACCCCGCAAGGCGGCATCAGTTGCTTGCCAGATAGTTCGCTCCCACAGAACGGCACTGCCGAGCGTGAGGCAGGCCGGGCGTCTCAGGCCAGTTCAGTGACTGAGAAAGGGATTTCGGTGGCCACTCCGCTCCCACAGGATGAGAGGTTCAATCTATGAACAGCCCGAACAGTTTCCTGGAACGCGACCGTGAGAGCGTCACTGCTGGTAACGAGTTTGCAAGCTTGGGCGCCCGCCTCGTTCGTTTCGGCCAGGCCCTTCAAGAGCCCAGCACCACAGTCAGCGAGCTGGCCAAGTTGGCTGGCGCCTGCGGGATCTCGCTCAAGCTGCGCGCGGTAGGTGAATCGGGAGAGGGTAAATGACCAAGCATCTGGCAATTTCCCCAGCGGCACTGCCCGCAATCGGCCAGCCATTCGCCGGCGGCTTCTTCGCTGGACGCCTGTTCTTTGGTGGCGCTGAGCACGCTCTCATCGATGCCGGCCGAGAGTTCGAGCGGCCCGCCCAGTGGTGGGATCGGTCAGGCCCGCGATTGAATGTTCGAGGCAGCAAGTCCTACCACGACGGCTTGGCCAACACCCGGGCCATGGCCGAGGCCGGGAGCACAATCGCACAGAAGGTGCTGACCATGTCGATCCGTGGTCACCGGGGCTGGCACATCCCGGCTATCGAGGAGCTGCAGGTGATGCGAGCCAACCTGCTGCAGCTCGAGCCGTGGGGCAGGCACTGGCCTGCCGATGGTGCGGGCGGGCCAGCTCAGGCATTCGCATTGCGCGAATACTGGTCGAGCACGCAGAAGTCATCCGCCAGCAGCGCCTGGTGTCTACACATGCTTCCTTGGTGCACTCCTGACACGAACTGGACGAGCAAAGAAAAGGCAGTTCGGCCGGTGCGCACGCTGCAAATCAAGGCCGGCGCCTTCGTGCACGCGCCATCGACAGACGCGCCAACAGCAGACACGGATCTGCGCGGGCTTTCCAACTCGGCGGCGGTGGCCAGCGTGATCGAGCGATTCGTGAACGAGGACGCTGGCAAATTCTACGGGCGCACCGATGCGCTGGTGGCAGAGCTGGCAGCAATTGTAGGAGCTGGCGCATGAGCGGCCTGGGGAATTGGAACAACATGGCGACACGAATCGCGAATGATGGAAACGTGTCGCGACACGATGAGCGGTGAAGCTATGCGCTACGTGACCGTCAGGAAATTTGCCAGCGAGTCTGGCTACACAGAAGACGCGATCCGCTCAAAGATCCGTGACGGGATCTGGCGGCTCGGTGAGATATGGATCAAAGCGCCGGACGGCCGGACGCTTCTCGACATAGAAGGATATGAGTCATGGGTAGAGGCGGGCGGGGAGTTCGGGCAGTCTCCGATTCGAGCATCGAAATCACGTTCATGTATCGGGGCGTCCGGTGCCGCGAGCGGATCACGCTCAAGCCCACCGCCACTAATCTGAAGAAAGCCGAACAGCACAAGGCTGCGATCGAGCACGCGATTTCGATCGGCACCTTCGACTATTCGGTGACGTTTCCTGGCTCGGCCCGGGCGGCGAGGTTCGCGCCCGAGGCCTCGCGCGAAACCATGAACGGCTTTTTGACCAGGTGGCTCGAGGCGAAGAAGAAGCACGTCGCGAGCAGCACGTTCGATGGTTATCGAAAGCTGGTCACCCTCCGCCTGATCCCTGCCCTGGGAGACACCATGCTCGTGGACCTGAAGCGGAAGGCAGTGAGGGACTGGCTGGACACACTGGACGTGGGCAACAAGACTCTCAGCAATATCCAGAGCTGTCTGCGCTCCGCTCTAAACGATGCGACTGAGGAGGAACTGATCGAGCAGAACCCACTGGCGGGTTGGACTTATACGCGCAAGGCAGCTCCGCCAAAGGAGGATGACGTCGATCCGTTCAGTCCCGAGGAGCAGCAGGCTGTGCTGGGTGCCCTCACCGGCCAGGCGCGCAACATGATGCAGTTCGCCTTGTGGACTGGCCTGCGCACCAGTGAGCTCGTTGCGCTGGACTGGGGCGACATCGATTGGTTGCGGGAAGAGGTCATGGTGAGTCGTGCAATGACCCAGGCTGGAAAAGGGAAGGCCGAGGCAACCAAGACCGCAGCAGGTAAACGCAGCGTGAAACTGCTCCGCCCTGCGATGGAAGCGCTCAAGGCGCAAAAGGCGCACACATTCCTCGCAGATGCCGAGGTGTTTCAGAACCCGCGCACACTTGTACGCTGGGCGGGTGACGGACCGATACGCAAGACGATGTGGGTGCCGGCGATGAAGAAAGCTGGCGTACGGTACCGACGGCCGTACCAGACTCGCCATACCTACGCCTCGATGATGCTGTCGGCTGGTGAGCATCCGATGTGGGTCGCCAAGCAAATGGGGCACTCCAATTGGACTATGATCGCAAGGGTATATGGACGATGGATGCCTTCTGCTGATGCGGAAGCTGGAAGCCGTGCCGAACAAATGTGGGTGACGGAGGATGCGCAGGCCAATGAAGAAACCAACGGAAGGATATTGCATTTATCTTGATGCAATTAGTTCTGATCTTAGCCTCGAGCACATAATTCCAAAATCGTTGGGAGGTCTCGATGATTTCTCGATCTTGGCGGACAAGAAGTTCAATAACAGTACCGCTTCAACAATCGATGCGGGCTTGGCAAACGACTTCTTGATGCTGTTCGATAGAGACAGACAGAAAGCAGCAGGTCATTCAGGCACGCACCCGGAACCACGCGTTAAGAAAGCGACTTTAGAGGACGGCACGCCAGTTCAAGTTACCTTCGCTGCATCAGGTTTGAGAATTTACAACTTACGTGAGCGCAGGTACTTAACTGACCAAGAAAGATCCGGTCGAACAATCAGCCTAGAGGGGGTCACCATTCATCTAGACGCTGACCTGAAGTTCGTTGCGAAGGTCGGATTAGCTGCCGGTTTTTTTGCATACGGAGACCTGTTCCGTGAGCAAGTCCAGCATTCGGAACTGAGAAAAATCGTTAATGCTGAGCATTTAAATCAGATTACCCCTGACGTGCGCGTGCACTGTCGCTTTCCCTCCGAGCAGGAACTTGAAAGCGAGACTCTCCAGATTCTCAAGTTGGCCACCGAAAGTGTCGAGTGTTCCAGCGTCTTGTTGATGCCGGGGAAAGGCTGCTTTGGTATAGCTGTAGGAGTTCTTGGAAATTTCATGGGAATGATAAACGTGAAGGCAGACATCGCGGGCTTTCCAAATACAGGCGCGTATGACGCGGGTCATTGCATCTACTTGCAGAATGGCCGGATGTATCGAAATTCGCTGCGCCATGTGTTCAAGAAGCTCGCCGACCACCTCGATTCGAAATGACAGCAAAATGTCAGCATCAGCGCTGAAAGCCTTGCACTGTAAGCCCAAGACGGGGGTTCAAATCCCCCCGGCTCCACCACTTCATCATCTAAAGACGTCCACGGACGTCTTTTTTTGTGCCTTAAACCCAGCAAAACAGGGCCTTCAGCGCCATCAGTGTCCACGGACGTCCCAGAACAGCCACGCTTTATGGCATTCCAAATGGCATTCCAAGCCCAACAGTGCTAATTTTTGGAATGCCAACCCAATCCTGGAATGCCAATGTGCGCACAAGCGACTCGCCTCTCTGAGCTCAAAATCAAATCTGCCAAGCCCTCTGAAAAGGACTACGTCCTGTTCGACGGCGGCGGGCTTCAAATGCGAGTGAGAAGTAATGGCTCCAAGCTATGGAACTTCAACTATCGACATCCCGTGACGAAGAAGCGGATCAACATGGGCCTAGGTACCTTCCCTGAAGTCTCGCTAGCGCTGGCACGAAAGGGCTCCATTGCAGCGAGGGAAATACTTGCCCAAGGCCTCGACCCCAAAGAAACCCGAGATGCAGTGCTGCAAGCAAAGCAAGCTGAAACTGAGCACACATTTCAGAATGTCGCCACGTCCTGGTATGAACTGAAGAAGGATGCAGTGACACCAGCTTATGCAGAGGACATTTGGCGCTCATTGACGTTGCACATTTTTCCGGATTTGGGCACCACACCGATCTCAGCCATCAGCGCACCACACGTCATCAACCTGCTTCGGCCACTCGAAACCAAAGGCAGTCTTGAAACAGTTAAACGTCTATCACAGCGACTCAACGAGATCATGACCTACGGGGTCAACTCTGGACTGATTCACGCAAACCCGCTTAGTGGAATTCGATCCGTTTTCAAGAAACCGAAAAAGAAGAATATGGCTGCGCTTGCTCCCGATGAGCTGAAAGAACTCATGGTAGCAATTGCCAATGCCAGTATAAAAAGGACTACGCGCTGCCTTATCGAATGGCAGCTCAACACCATGACCCGCCCAGCAGAGGCAGCCACCACCCGCTGGGCGGACATCGACTTCGAGAAGAAGATCTGGACGATTCCTGCTGAGCGCATGAAGAAACGTCTTATACATATCGTGCCGCTCACAGATCAAGCACTGGCACTGCTGGAGGCAATCAAACCCTACAGCGGACACAGAGAGTATGTATTTCCTGCAGACCGGGACCCTCGGACCCATTGCAACAGCCAGACCGCCAACATGGCGCTAAAGCGCATGGGCTTCGAAGGTCGGCTGGTAAGCCATGGCATGCGTTCAATGGCTAGCACCATTCTCAACGAACACGGCTGGGATCCTGAAATGATCGAGGTTGCACTTGCCCACGTCGATAAAAACGAGGTTCGCAGCGCCTATAACCGGGCGGAATACATCGAGCGCAGGCGTCCAATGATGAAGTGGTGGAGCGAACACATCCAAGAAGCAGCTACCGGCAATCTTTCGATCTCGGCCATCCAGAACAACCGAGACACGAAGGTCGTCTCAATACGCTAA